AGAAGTCATCAAACAAATTGACAGGAGGACAGACGCACAAATCAAAGCCATTGACAAAGAGATTTCAGAGTCAGAAAAAAGAGAGGATGAATTGAGGCAATTGGCAATCAAAGGAACTACAACAGCAGAACAATCGTTGGCATCAGAGCAAAAGAGACAGGCTGAATTGGAGAGGCAAAAAGATGAGTTGGAAAAAAAGAAAATGAGGAGACAAGCAATTTTGTCTGGTCTGGATTTACTCAGCCAAAAACTTGAGCAAAATGATGGTGATGCTGTGACCTCAACAATTAGAGACATCACCAAACTGGTTGCAATCATTGGAAGTCTCCCAGCCTTTGCAGAGGGGTCAGAGTATGTCCATGACAGCAATGCACCAAAGGGTAAAGATAAAATTTTAGCCAGAATTGATGAGGGTGAGAGAATCATGACAAAGCAACAAAATAAAAAAATAGGAGGATTGTCAAATGAACAACTCACAACTCTGGCAATGGACTATAATTCAGGAGTTTTTGAGGATGTCAACTGGATAAAACCACAGATGAAAAAATTGAGTGAGCCATTTCAATCAACCTCAATGATATTGGACAAATTTGATGAACTACAAAAGACAATTGAGAACAAACCAATGTTGACTGAGGTGAGATGGGATGAAGTATCTCAAATGATAATTGAGAAAGTTGAAACAAAACAAAGGATTGACAACAAGCATCAATCCACAAAAGGAATTTTTTAAATGGCTGATACTAAACTCATATTAACTTTAAATGGAGACAACTCCTCTCAAATTAAGGAACTCCATGACCTTGAATTGTTGGCAACATTTGAGAATGGCAATGCCCAAGCAAACATCTCAACAACAGAATTTGAATTTGTCAATGATTTTGCTCAATCAATCAGAGATTGGATTGATGGTGGTTTGACTGGAGGTGCTGGGATTTTTCAAGGGATTCCACTGAGTGTCATGGTGACTGGTGAGCAACCATCCTATTTGGCTTTTGATGGCTACATGGACATGACAGATGATTTTCAAATCAACAATCCAACATCAGTGTCAGGCAAAATCAAAAAGGATAATGGTCTCCAAAACTTAAATGATTTGGCATCTGGATTGACATGGCAATATCTATATGATGAGGGTGTTTTGGATTTGAGTGATATGGAGTGGATTCCTTATGTCATTGAGAAAGAGTTTTCATTTGTTGAGTTTGCTTTGTTAGTTTTTACAATATATACAATGTCATGTCAGATGATTGACCTCATTAAAAGTATAGCACAGGACATTGCCTCTGGTATTGTTGCACCTCTCCAAATTGCTTTGGAGATTATTTATGCTGGGATTTTATTATTTTATCTCATTGATATGGTGAGAGATTTAATGAGAATGTTGATTCAGCCAATAAAATTCACCAGAGGCATGAGACTCAAAAAACTTTTGGAGATTGGGTCAAGTCATTTAAATTATTTATATAACACATCAATATCTCAAATACAAGACAATCTCATTGTTTTATTGCCATCAAAAGACTCAATTGATGAGCAAACAAATGCAGATAAACAAAGAGGAGGGATTTCAATTTTTCAAAGTGGTGTTGGCTTTCCAAATGCCAGAGATTATGGATATACATTTGGAGAGATTTTGGCTCTTGTAAATAAAACATTCAACTCAAAAATTGCCATTAAAAATGGAGTAATTGAACAACACTCATTGAACTCAGCGTGGTGGTATCAACAATCATCATATAATATGCCAGATGTTTTGATTGAGACAAAAAAATTCAACACTGGAGAGATGTCATCCAATCTCCTTTTGACTTTCACTCCTGACTCTCAGGATAAAAACATCATGGAAAATTATAAGGGGACATCTTATGAAGTCATCACAACTCCCATCACAACACCAAACATCCAAAGAGTTTGTCTCACTGGACTGGAGGAGATTGAGATTCCTTATGCTTTGGGAATTAGAAAAAACAAAAGGAATTTGATTGAAAAATTTTTTGATGGTGTGGTTGCAATTGCTGTGACTTTATCTGATATTATTGGAACTATTTTTGGAGGTGGGTCAAGTTTACCTCCCATCACATCCAGAATTGGTGTTTTAAAAATGGAGACTGATTTTTTAAATGTGCCGAAAATGTTATATTTAGACCCTGTATCTTTTAAAATGCCCACCAATTATCATGATTTGTGGAGTGCAAAGGTTTTATATAATGATTATCACATCCAAAAATCATTTGTTGGGACATCATTCACCAACACAAATCAATGGATGTTGCATGAGGGTGTGAGAATTCCATTTGGATTTGCTGATTTTTTAACTTTGATTGATAATTCGTATTTTTACGACATTAATGGAAACCAAGCACAAATCACCAAAATCCAATGGAGTGTGTCAAAAGATTTTGCAGTTGTTGATTATAAAGTTAATACAGTTTATACGAGAAATTTAAAAGAACAATTCATTGAGGTGGGTGAAAATTATGACTAAAAAAAATATATAATGGCTATAAATAACAAACAGATATTGGGAAAATTTCAAGAGTTGACAAACAATTTAAAATCTATTATCAAAGACAAAGACAAAATGATGGATGAGGCAAAGGCTGGATTGAGTCCAGAACAATTGTCTGAGGTCAATGCAATGGAGAGACTGGCAAAACAAAAAATGGATGAGGGTGATTTTATGGGAGCATTGAGGGTGATTGAAAAAACAAAATTATCAACTAAACAAACACAAAAATAATGGGTTTAAATTTGACAATATTATCTCAACAGTTTGCAAATCAATTCAATAATGGTGAATTGTTGACCAGCAATTTAATTCCAGCAAATACAACCACCTATCTGGCTGGGAATAGTGGTGAACTTTTAAAAAACTCAATTGAATTCAAAATCTCATGGACATCAGAATCATCAGCCACAGACACTTTCACAGTCTCTGGGACAACATTAACAAGGTCAGGGAGTGGCGATTTTGAGGCTGATGGATTTCAGTTGGGAGACATCATTGATATTTGGGAATTATCTCCTGTTGGAGTTGTTGTGGCTGACAGAACAATCACAGCAATCACACCAACTCAGATTGATTTTTCTGGTCTGGGTGTGTTGCCACTTGTTTTTGTTGATGGCAAAGTCTATGGAAAAACACCATTAGAAAATATTATCTTTAATTATGGATTGATTGAAAACAATGAGTCTATAAATTTTATATCAAAGATTGATGGGACAGCAGACAATGAATTTTTTGCCAGTGGTGTTGGAATTGATTTGGGAGCTGGTGTGAGAGATACATCCATCATTCCAATGACAAAGGCAACAGGAGTGAACTCATGGAAAGATGATGGGTCTGGGACAATTGCTTACAGAACAACAGGAGGTCAATCAAGTGATTTTGCTCAGGTTTTTGATATTGTCCACATTTTCCGATTGTTTCCATATTTTCTGGATGGTTGGTTGCCAAATCTCCAGTCACTTGCACCTCCTTTTCCAGAATGGCAATCCACAAACTGTCTGAAATATGTGTCAAAAATTGAGATGAGACAAGCCATGAACAATCCAAACACATCAAGGTCAAATGATTTTGACTCAATTCAAGGGAATACAGGATGGCTGGATGAGAATTTTAATGGATTCACAAACAATTTTTCAATTCAGAGTGTTGTCATTACATCAAACACAACAGGGACAATCTTGAGTGCCTTAGATTATTCAGACTCATGTCATGTGGTGATTGAGGTTGTCTCAAATAATTTGGTCTTTTTGGGTGATGGTGTCAAAGTTGTTGGCTGTATTTCTTATTTACCTCCTCAATTAGATTATCAACAAAATTCCAATGACATTGAAACAAATTTCATGTTTGACTCAATATTCACATCAATTTTTGAGCCACCAAAAAACTCAACTATCCTCACAAATTTTGACATCACCTCAGCATCTGGATTGGGAGACATCATGACAGTTGAGTTTGATGTTGCATATACTCCAGCACAACAATCTCTCCTTTTAAATCAAAAATACATGATATTTTTGGGAACTGGAGACCCATTGTTGATGTCTCCAGCCTCAGACAGAGTGATGATGTTGGCTGACCTTAATGATTATACTTTCAATCCAGATGTCCCAGATTTGATGTTTGTGGATGAATTCAAATTTGTGCCTCACAATGAAAGTGACACAGCACCAACATTGCCGAATGATTACAAAGGTTGGATTGAGGATGGATTCCAAATCCAAGCACCTTTCAAATTGAATACTGATGTGGGTGCATTTTTGACCTCATTATCAATGGACATTGTTGCTTTTAATACAGACACAAATGATGATTTTACACTCCAGACAACTCAGATTGATTTGACTGGTGCTGTGATGTCAATGGGTATTCAGCAAATTAATGTAAATAATACAAACAATTTTTTGATTGACCCATCCTCAGATTTTAAAAAGATTGATTGTGTCAATGCTGGAAGTGGGACACATGGTGCAATAAATGTGGAATTATATGACACGAACATTGGAGTGAGGTTTAATTTTGAAGAGTGGATTGCTTTATTAACAGCAAACACACAATATTTTGATGGCACTCAATTGAATAATGGATTGAATCTTTTGACATCAAATTATTCAACAACAATGACTTTTGCACCTCCAAATGCCTATCAAATAAAAGCAAAATTGAAAGCCACTGTCAATGATGGGACTGGAACTTTGACAGATTATTGGTTTTTATCTAATGATATAAAAGCCTATTTTTATGACCTTGATGGCAACAGATTCCCAAAATGGATTTGTAATATTGAAACATTTGACACCATAGGGAATCAAATTGATGTGATTTTGTCTGATAATTACACAGATGTAAAAGCCACATTCTCAAAAAATCCATTAGCTTTTCCAACACCTCCAGACCTCACAGGAGGATGGGGATGGATAAGACTTGATGTCCAACAAGGGACAATCAATTCACCTTATCAAATATCCACAATTTACAATCCAATTGCATCCAGTCCATTGATTCCATTGCCATTGGAAACAAAATGCAAACTCACAAACTCTGGGAGTGATGTGATTTTGGAGTGTCGTATTGATGACACCTTGATTCCATCAGGCTCAGTCTTGTCAATATCAGCAAGGTTGAGTGATAGCACTGGAGAGGGTGAAACCACATGGCACATCAGGAATTGTTCTGGAGAGCCTCCAGCAGAATATTTCACATCAACAGATTTGACAGCATACATTGGACAAGTGATTTATATTGATTATTCTGGTGACTGTTGGGAGGTGATTTCAACTTCAACAAATGTGCCTGATTATCCTCATGAGCCAATTAATGTTCTGGAGTCATTTGGTGAGGGTGAGCCATGCGTTGACTGTTGGAATGCCACAAAATTGACAGAGGCTGGAGGGGTAAAATTGGAGGAGGATTTGACTCACAAAATTATTGAATAAGAATGAAAAATGTATTAAAAAAAAAATGTTTAAATTTGTAAAATAAAAATATTATGCCTAAAATATCACAATATCCAACAATGACAACTCTCCAAAATGGAGATTTATTTGATGTTTCTCAAGACCAATTGGACACAACTTTTGTCTCAAAGGCTTTGTCATGGTCAGACCTATTGACTGAAATCAATGCCACAATCACAGGAGACAATATATATACAGATGATGGGTTGTTGGATGCTGACAGGGAGATGGACATGGACAACTTCACTCTCACATTCACAAATGTCATGGGAATTGGTGTGGGTGCAAATCCAAACACAGACACCATTTTTGACATGACTGACATCACAGACAAGACATTGGGATTGCCAAACGGGAACACAGCATCAAGACCATCCCCAGCATCCACAGGGACAATGTGGTTTAATACAGACACATCACAATTTGAGGGATTCAATGGGACTAATTGGGTGTTATTAGGATGATTTTTGAGGCTGACATCAAAGAGTGTGCCAAGTTTTTGACATATCAAAAAGGAGAGTTGAATCTCTTGAGGGAATATTTGTTAAATCAAACATCTCAACTTTTTGATGGTAGTATATCACAGAGACATCAAAGTCTCTTAAAACGCATTAAAAGTGCTTTAAAAGGCACACAGTAAAATAAAATAAAAACAAAGAAAATGGGAGATTTAATGGAATTTTCAAGTCAAGATGGGAGGTCAAAATATGCCACCATGCAACAAGGCACAACAACTGAGATGTTGAATTATACTGACATGACAGTTGGGTCAAATTGGTATGATACAACATTGAACAAAGTTTGGACATGGAGTGATGTTGAATTGTGGTGGGTGGTTGGTGAGACAATGTTGATGAGAAAACCAGCCATAACAATTCTCAAAGGTGAATTGGTTGTCCCAGACACATCAACAACGACATCATGTGAGGTGGCAACAACATCAGCCACAAATGAAATCATTGGTGTGAGTGTTTGGACTCATGATGATGGTGCTGAATTTTGTGTGATTGCTTATGCTGGAATCTGGGATGTCTTATGCTCAGATGATTCAAATCCATATACAATTGGAACTTTTCTTGTCCATGATGGCAGTCCAAGTGCTGAGGATGGACAAGCAAAGGAGAGGTCATCAGGCAATGGACACATGGCAATTTGTTTGGAGGCTGGAATGGTTGTGGCTGGTGGAGGTTTGCTTAAATGTCAAGTCCAAACTACTGAGAGATACTAAATTAATATATATAAATAACAAATAAAAACAAAAAAAATGGCTTTAGAAATAACATTTAGAAACAATACAACAAATTATATCAACGGATATGCAAAAATCATCAAATTGACTGATGACTCAATCAACAGACTTGCAAAAGTCCAAGTGGCTTTTTTTTCAACCAAATATGATTCACACTCATCCAGTCGGATTGTGTTTGTGGATGAGTTTGTTTATGATGGCTCTGATTATGTGGAAATCTTTGATGATTATTCAGATAATATACAGGCAAAGGCTGTGACTTATGCAAAAGTCAAAGAAATATATTTGGCAAAATGGACAGGAGTGTCAGATGAACAAAACATTGTTGATGGCAAAGAGAAACCATTGAGAGATGAGGTCATAAAAGAGAAAGAGCCATTGGACACAGATTTTGAGGTGGCTGGTGCTGATTATATTGCTGACCCAACAGCTCCAAAATTAGTTTTAGCAGAGGAGACCTATAAGGAAACAAGAGACTATCAATTGGAAAAATCTGACATCCTATTTGGTGAGTATAATGAATACCCAGACAAGCCAAAGGAATGGTCTTTGGATTTTGAGGTGGCATTGACAGAAATATAAAAAACAAAATGGCAATTATTGAGATATTATCTGGAGGGACATTGATGGATTTGTCTGTGTTAGCACACAGAGAGGATTTTGATGTCATCTCCAGCTCAATTCCAGAGGACATCTTTGGAGGTGAGGGATGTCCAGATGTCATCAAGGTGTTTGCTGATGATACTGACAATTATCTACACAATGATTTTTCAACATTCATGCTGGATGCTGGGATTTTTGATGTCAGTTTTAATCTTTTAAAAGATTGTAGAAAAATAGAAGATTTGAATGATGATTCATTTGGTGAGTATTATCCCAAAGGATTTTGGGATGTTGCATCTGGATTCACAACTCAACAGTCTTTATATACTGGCTACAAATTAGACTGGCAAAGTGTTTGGAATGCTCATGGGGTTGGGAATTATTCTGTTGAATATAATGTCTCATTAGGGGGGTCAGCATTTATCACCTTATGTTCATGCTCATATTTGCTTTTGACATATTCAGACTCATTGGCTGATAAGACAATCAGAATCAGAACAATTCAAAATGGACACATCCTTGATTCTTTTGATTATACTGGAATGAATTTGGAGCAATGCTGGAGGATGGATGGATTCTTTGGTTATCCACAGGACAAATTGGAGTCTGACAGTTATTTGGACAGCAACAGAGATGTCACACAAATACAGGATAAATTGTGGAAAGAATATACCTTGCAAACTGATTTTATTGCTGAATGTCAAAAAACAATTTTCAATGACATTTTATTGTCCAATGAAATTTTTATTGATGATTATAATCTCAAAAATGCATATAATTTATGGAATATTGATGTAATTCCAACACAGTCAGATTCAAACTATTTTGTGGAATCAACAGAAACATTCAAAGAAATCACCTTTGAAAGTCGGACAAGGAAAAAAGTAAAAAGGAATGTAAAATAAAAAAATGAAGTGTCCTTTTTGTCATCAAGATTTTACAGCCAGAGAAAGCAACTATCTGTGGATTTTTGACAATGGACATGGAGGCATCATTGATGGTGTTTATCAAACCAGTGGAAAGAGGTCTCCAAAGTGGGATGATGGGACTCAATTATTTGAGGGTGAATTCAACAGAGCAATTGTCAAAAGATTGATGAGACTGTGTGATGATGCTGGGATTTCATGTGTTGATTTGGTTGACACAGAGATTGACAAATCATTGAGATGGAGGACTGACAATGCAAATGACATCCAAAGAAAGCAAATCCAGAATGATGGCAAAAAATGTGTTTATATTTCAATCCATGCAAATGGATTCACAAAAGAGAAAGCAAATGGCTGGGGTGTTTATACATCAAAAGGTGAAACAAAATCTGACATGATTGCAACTGTTTTATTTGAGAAAGCAAAAAAGGAATTCCCAACTCATAAAATGAGAATGGACAGGAGTGATGGAGATGTTGACAAAGAGGCAAATTTTTGGGTATTGAAAAACACAACAATGAGTGCAATTTTGTCAGAGAATTTTTTTATGACTAATAAAAAAGAATGTAAAATATTATTGAGTGAGGATGGGAGAGACAGAATTGCAAAAATTCATTATGAGATGATTCAAGAGGTTGAAAAATTAAAATTAATAGGATAAAAAATGGATTTACAAACAATATTTGAGGAGAGTGTGGGTCAACTTAGTTGGACAAGAGTCATCATGACTGTTGTCATTGCTGTGGCTCTAATTATAGCACTAACAGAAGTGATTTTCACAATGTATGTGCCATCATTTGACATGCATGAGACATTGATTCTCACAATGATTGGAATTGGGACAGGAGGGAAAGTCACACAAAAAGCATTTGAAAACAAAATCAAATAAAATGAGGAGATTTCTGACATATTCCATCCTCCTCCTTTTGATGTTTAGTTGTTCACCTCAAAAGAGACTCCAAAGACTCATCCAACATCATCCAGAATTGATGGAAAGAGACACAATGATTGTTGAGGTGCATGACACCATATTTGTTGAGTCCTCATCCATTGACACAATCACTCAATTTTTTCACAGCGACACAATCACAGTCATTAACTCAGAGAAATTGACTCTCAAATATTTTTATGACACTATCACAAAAAACATTTATCATGATGTGTTGGTTAAAACAGACACAATCTTTTATCAGACTGAAATTCCAATTGAGGTTGAGAGAGTTGTGATTAAGGAGCTGACATGGTGGGAAAAAAACAATCAATGGATAATATTTTTAATTGTTCTCTTTACATTGGGAATGATTTTTCAAAAAATAAAAAAGTTTTTACCTCTGTAAAAATGTAAAATATCAAAAATAAGTGGTTTTTTATTTGGTCAATTAAATTTATATATTTAATTTTGGCATATTCAAACAAATAAAAAAATCAACTTATGAAAACAAATCCAGAAAAAATCAAAATTGCTTACAATCTAAATTCATTAAATTCAGTTTTAATGGAGGGGGGGAAAATACTGTCATTTTTAGAGCATGAAAGTCATGATTTATATATTATCATTCAATACAAAGGGAGTTTGGATGTGGATATATTCAAGACCATGAATAAATCTTTTAACTCTCCAGATTTTAGCTGGTGTTGTGAGAGAGATTCAATTTTGGAGGCATTCTTATGGATAGATGATGACATGGATTTTGCTCAACAAATATCAATGGAAAAATGTGATGGCAATGAGACACTCTAAAAGGTCAACAGATGCATTGAGACTGGCTGTGGTTAGTCTCTTGATTAATTTAATAATTATAATTTACTTAATAATAAAACAATGAAAACAATCAAATCAATTGAGGTCAATTTTGGTCTCATAAATCATGAGCATCATTTGTCAAATGGAGAGGGATTGGCATTGACACAACAATGTAAATTGAAAGGAATTGCACACATGAAAAATGAGATGAGGAGACAAATCAGACCAAATCTGGCTGAAAGTCAAGAGATGGACATCAAAGAGATTCCATTTAATGAAATAAAAATTAAATTCATATATAATGTATAAAGTATTGAATTTCATTGATGAGGAGGTTGTCTGTTTTAAGACAAAAAAACAAGTCAATGACTATATAAAAAAAGAGATTAAGTGGTGGCAACCTTATGCCACATATTCAAACAAGGATTTTTTAATTACCAAAATCAAACAACATGAAAAAAATAGATATAAAACACAATGAGGTTAAGACTCAGCATGATGCTGTAAAATGGCATTTAAAAGAAAATAAAACCATCACATCATGGGAGGCAATCAAACATTATGGAGCAACAAGACTGTCAGCAATCATTTTCAATTTGAGGGATGAGGGTTTTGAAATTGAATCAATCCCACAAAAAGTCACAAACAGATTTGGGAGGACAACAACAATTGCAAAATATAAATATCATGAGCCACAGCCAATTTTTTGTCAATCAAAATTATTTTAAAATGAGAGCAATTAAACAATATAGAGTCAAACTTATTGATAATGATGAGGAGTGGCAAATTTTATCAAATCTCTTTGAGGTCAATTCTTATATTGAGAGAGATGTCATCACCAGAAACACAATCAAAATGTTTAGAGATGTGAACTATACAAACACAGGAAAATTCTTTGTCAACTCTCAAGATTATATTGTTGAGTCTTATGACTGGGACAAATTGGAGTTTTTGCCATCTCATTTTGGAATAATCAAAAACAAACTTTTGGAATAATCAAAAAAAGTATTATATTTGAAAAATCAAAAAAATCAAAAATTATGAATAAACATTTTAAACTTAAAGAGGCAATGAAAGAACGGAAAATTGACACAGGAAAATTCATGAGTCAAAAGGAGTTTGCCATGAGATTATTCCCACATCACAATCCCAGCACAGCATTGTATCATGTAAACATGGCACTAAATGGACATGCATTTGGTCAATTCAGTCCAGATGTAATTGTGAGAGCCTGTAAAATTCTAAAAGTTGAGCCAAATTTTCTCTTAAATTATAAACCTAAAAAACAAATAAAATGAATCAAATCCAAAAAGCAAAAGTCACAAACATTCAAGGGAGTGGCACATTTGAAACACAACATGGTCTTTTTTACAATTGGGACATTCAATTGGAAAATGGTCAAGGGGGTGAGTATGCCTCTAAAAATTACACAACCATTGAATCTCTCCCATTTACAATTGGGTCAGAGATTGAGTATGAGTTTGACCAATCCAGACCAGAATATCCAAAGATAAGAAAACCAATGATAGCTGGGTCAAAGAGATGGACTCCAAACAGCAACAACAACTCATTTGCAAAGTCTAAGAATGACCCAGACACTCAATTGATGATTTGCCGACAATCCAGCCTCCAAAGAGCTGTTGAGATTTTAACACACAACAGCACAAAAATCAAATATGAGGATGTGACAAATTTGGCTGGTTATTTAGCACAATGGGTTGTGGCTGGGACTTCAATTGACCAAACCAAAACAATTGTAAATTCACGACCTGAGCCAATTAAACAAAACAATGAGAATGTTTTTGAAAAAACAACTGATGACCTACCATTTTAATTTTGTATATTTGCAAGGTCATGAAAATGACTTTGATTTGTGGATGAATATCACTTCATCCAGTTGTTTGAACAAAAGGGAGGGTGAGTCATGTCCATCCTCCTTTTTTATTTTCTTACTTCAAACAGTGTGGAGATATTCAAAAAAATATATATATTTGCAATAACAAACATTAACAAACAATAAAAATCAAAACAATGACAAACAATTCAACAATCAAATCCATGATTGACCAGCTCTGCAAGTTGGTGGATAATGTGGAGGAGGGAATTGAGTCTCCCTTTGAGGCTCTTTCTCATTTAAAAGAAATAGATGTATTTATAAAAGATGCACAAAAACAAGTCATGGAAGTGGCTCTCCATGAGTCTCAATATGAGGATAAAACTTTTATAAAAGGAGACCATCAATTCACAAAAATGTCAGGGAGGACAATTTGGAATTTTAAGAAATTAAAAGACTGGAAGCAATCCAAAGACAATCTCAAATCAATTGAGGACAAATACAAAACAGCGTTTAAAAATTCCCAAAATGGATTGACTATGGTCACAAATGATGGTGAAGTTTTGGAACTCCCAGAAGTCTCATTCACAAAAGACACTCTGTCCATCAAAATGAATATAAATAAAAATCATTAAGATGGCAAAAAGATTCACAGACACAGACAAATGGAGAAAAAAATTTGTGAGGGGATTGAAAGCCTCTCACAAACTTCTCTGGTTTTATATCCTTGATGATTGCGACCATGCTGGAATTTGGCACTCAGATTTTGAGGTGGCATCCATAAGAATTGGATGTCCAATTGATGAGGCTGAGGCTTTAAAAGTTTTTAAAGACCATATAATTGAATTTGATGATGGTGAAAAATGGTTTTTGCCCTCATTTATTGAATTCCAATATGGCACATTAAAATCAACCAACAGAGCCACAAACTCAGTAATTGAAAAATTATTAAAATATAATTTAATTGATAAGGAATTAAAAATCATATATGGTGCATCAAAGCACCATCCAAGCACCTTTCAAGGTCTTAAAGATAAAGACAAAGATAAAGACAAAGATAAAGACAAAGACATTGAAAAAAGAAAAATCATTTTTGCACAAAAGATTGTGTCTGATAATAGGACACAATATAACAGGGAGATGCTTAATGAATTCATTGAATATTGGACAGAGCATGGAGAGAAAGACAGGAAAATGAGATTTGAGAAAGAGAAAGTCTTTGGAATAGACAGGAGACTCACAACATGGTCAAAGAATTACAAACCAAAACATCAACACACCAGAGTGACATTTGAGGACAGTGGAGAGATGGAAAAATTCAAAGTGTAATGGGGAGAATATCAGATATAATCAAACAAAACATGAAAATGGATGTGGAGGATTTGAAAATTGAAATCACCAACACTGAGAGGGAATATTGGAAAGAGGTTGCAAAAGATAAGCCACCACCTCCAGATTGTTTCTCTTTTGAGAATATGGAGAGAGGATTCAAATTTTGGTCAAAATCAGCATTGACAAATAATAATTTTGTGATTGATGACAACAACAGGAATGTCATCAAATTATTAAATATCTATTTTTCAAAGAATGATGAACTCATGCAAAAACATTTCCCACAATACTCAACCAGAAAAGGACTTTTGATTGTTGGCAAATGTGGGACAGGAAAAACACTCATATTAAAAATATATAAAGAGATAATTAAAAATATCAAGTCTCAAGTGTTTAAAATAGTCACAGCCAATCAAGTGGTCAGGGAATTTGATGAAAGAGGCTCACAGGCTCTTAAAATGCATTTAAGCCATAGAATTATGTTTGATGACTTTGGCTCTGAAAACATTGGGAAACATTATGGCAAAGATGAGGAGGTTTTCAAAACTCTAATTGAGGAGAGATATAATTTATTTATTGATAAAGCAATCACAACATTTCTCACCTCAAATTTGTCTCTCTCACAAATAAAAAACAGATATGGAGACAGGGTGTCAAGTCGGATAAAAGAGATGTTTAATGTGATAGTAATGACAGGAGATGACAGGAGAAAATAAAATATTAACAATTGATTGTGGCAAATCTGGAGGGGTTGCCATTGGAAGTTTGCTCACCAATGATGTTGAGATAATGAAATTGACTGAAACTTTTGAGGAGTTGACTAACCAATTTATTTTTTATGCTGGTGCTGTGGCTTATGTTGAGACTCAAAATCTCAGGAAAATTGATTGCATGACTGGGAGATGGTTAAATATTCATAAATTATGTTTGCATTATCAAAGGATAAAAGATGCATTGGAATGCTGTGAAATTGAAGTCCATGACTTATCCCCAAGAGTCTGGCAAAAGCCTCTAAAAATAAAGAGTAAAACTTATAAAGATAGAAAAAAAGAATTGAAAGAACATGCAATCAAAAACCACATAAATCAAAAAGTGACCAACTGGAATTGTGATGCATTATTAATGTTAGATTTTATAAAAAATAAATATGGATTTTGAATTCACAATGACAACTGACCCAACAGGAATCCCAAAGGCAACAGACAAAGAATTATATTTGCAATATTTTTTGGACAATCCCTCCTCAAAATTTAAAATTCATGTCTCAAAATTATCCAGTCATTCAGAATTATTGAGAGCCTATTATTTTGCTGAGGTTGTCACAAAATGCAAAATTGGGTTGAATGATTTAGGATATAATTTGAACAAAGACCAGACTCATGATTTTATAAAACAGTATTCACCAATAATGGTTGAGCATGTTTATGTGGAGGGGAAAATGTCTCAAAGATTTAAAAGTCTTAATGAGATTGACAATAAACAATTTATAAATTACATTGAGGATATTAAACAATTTGCAATTGAGAATCTGGATATGATGATAAAAGAGCCAACACAAAATTTTGAAAACAATGAATAAAAAAATAAAAGATAATAACTGGAGTAAATATTGGGACAATGTTAATATTGAACTATATGAAAAAATTAAACAAATAAAAAACTTTAAAAATGGCAAAAAACAAACAAAATAAAAGTGAGGGTCTGGGTGATACCATTTCAAAAATCACCAAAAAAACAGGCATCTCCAAACTGGTTGAGTGGATAGCTGGTGAGGACTGTGGATGCTCTGAGAGGCAATCTTACTTAAATAAGGCATTCCCATATAAAAGAAATCAACCATCATGTCTGTTGGAAAAAGAATATAACTGGCTTAATGAATACTTTGATGAGCCAAAAAAATTCTCTTATGCTGTTGTAAAAACTCAAGTTGGGACAATCCATGCAAGAGTCTTTGGACATCATTATAAAAAGATTTGTTCATGTAAATCCTCACCATTATTGAGATATACATCAGAATTAAAAACAATATTTGAAACATACAAAAAAGAAAAATCATGACAACATTAACATCAATATATTGCCTTTTTGCCTTATCAGTTTTAATTGTTTTCATGTGTGGTTTTCTATGTGCAAAATCAATATATGAGAGATGATAAAAAACAAAAATTTAGTGGTTTTATTTTATGGAATTGTAATTGGATTGTCTGTGATTGCTTTGTCAAAATGTTCAAAATATCAAGTGGTCTCCGAATTGGATGTCCACTTATATCATTTGCACAATCCCAAAAATAAAAAAGTTGAAATAATAATCACAGAACAAAAATTGGAGGTTGGTAAATTTTACAGACTCAGAACAATCAAAACAATTGACCTTGAAAAATAAAAAACATAAGATGACAGATGCTCAAATCCATGCAACAATGGTCAATGGTTATAATTTTTTGATTAATAATGAGACATGGAGTGAGGCAATGCAAAGGAATAAATGTGAAAGGGTTTTTTATCCGTTCCCAATTGATGAAATCACACCAACTGACATCCAAACATTGATGGAATATTTTGCAAATCCAAACATTGAGCAATATGAAAAATGTATTAAATTAAATAAATTATTAAAAGAATGGAAACAAACAACCTCAAAAACATATTAACAGACACAGCAATCTCCAAACTCTCCAAAATGGATTGTGAGATTTTTGGAATTCAAACTCCTTTTATTGTATTTATATATAATAATACATTTTATAAATGCAATATAAATCAAATCATTTCTATTAGTGAGATTGAGGATATTATAAGCCAATCAATCATCCCAGAAACAATAATTGACCTAAAATGAAAATAAACACATTAGAGGACTTTAAAATGTCAACAAAATATGGATTCAATCCCTTTTTGGATAAACAACATGAGATGACAATTCAAGTCAGAATCATGATTCAAAATGAGATGTTTAAGTCAGATTCTCAATTTTACAAATATTGCTGGAATAATTTGCCACATTTTTGTCAGGAGACAGGATTGAAGTTGAGAACTTACTCAGCATCATTTGTGAGTCATATCCTGTCAAGAGGCTCACATCCAGAGATGAGATATGACATCAGAAACATCAACATCCTGTCTCTCCCAGAACATGCCAAATGGGAGTCTGAAAAAAAAATTGATATGTATATATATAAAAAGAATCAAACAATCATAACAAATCTCAAAAATGAGTATTATAACAAATGAAAGTAAAAAAAAGAATGGATGAACTGTTGGAACTGTATTGTCTCAAACTCAATGAAATTGCTGAAATCGTTTGTGATTATTACAATATCAATATTAACACATTAAAATCAGATTCAAGGGAGGGACTTATTGTGAAAGCCAGAAACTTTGTCATTTATTTTATGCAATTATATCTCCAAAAATTCATCCCACTATCATCCACCAAACACAGAGTCATTGCATTGTATCTAATGAGAGACAGACTCACCATAAGACACCACCATATTAATATATCATGGCTCATAAGTCATGACAAAGAATATATAAAAGAATATAACAATTTATTAATTAAATACAACACACATGATTTTTTTTAGAAAAGACTATCAAACCAGAGAATTTTTTATTGATGGGAATGATTTGATGGTGAGAGGGACAGACCAGTCAATTGATTTCAGAGATGAGGCAACAGATGAGGGAATCAATGTCTCATGGTATAGGGTGAACAATGACAAAAGAGAACAACTCATCAAAATGGGTGATACAAAGTCTAAAAGATTAGAAAAAACCTATCAATCCAGCCTCAAAAACAAAAAAGATTAAAAAATATTGGCTTTATGAAGATAAAAATTAAACTATGAAGATATTAAATTTATATGCTTGTTTAGGTGGAAACCGATATAAGTGGAACGAAGTAAAAGAAGATATAGAGGTTACAGCTATAGAACTTGACTCAGAATTAGCAAAATTATATAAAGAAAGATTTCCGAATGATAAAGTAATAGTTGCTGATGCACACAAATACTTATTAGACCACTATAAAGAGTTTGATTTTATTTGGAGTAGTCCACCATGTCCCACACATAGCAAAGTAAGAATGTCACAAAAGAATGAAGATTTTTTTATACCTAAATATCCCGATATGGCTTTATATCAACAAATTATCTTTTTAAATTTTCATTGCTTGGGAAAGTATGTAGTAGAAAATGTTATCCCTTATTATAATCCACTAATACCAGCTAAGAAAAGAGGCAGGCATTTATATTGGACTAACTTTAACTTACCCAACAATTTAGGTGACCGTAAAAAAGATAATTTTATAACTTGTAATTATAAAGAATTAGAATTTTTTCATAAAATTGATTTAAGTAATTATAAAGGAAAACAAAGCAAAACCAAAATCGCAAGAAATCTGGTAGATTATGAAGCTGGTAAAACAATATTTGAAACAGCATTAGGAATTATAAATAATAAAACATCCCAAAAAACTATATTTGAGTTATGATTGTTACATTGGAAGTGAAATCAGCAAAAAACAGGGTGGCTTTTTGTTTATACAAATACATATTAAAAAAAAGTTGTATTTTTGTAAAATGCCTAAAAAGACAAATAAAGACACATTAAAAAAGAATCTTATTATTGCAATGGAGGATTCATTGGGTGTTATCAAGACAGCATGTGAGTCATGCAAATGCTCAAGGCAAACATATTATGATTTCATAAAAGATGACAAAGACTTTAAAAAAGCAATTGAGGAGTCCAAAAGAACATCCCATGATTTTGTGAGGTCAAAACTCATTGACAACATAAAGAATGGCAAAGAGGCATCAATATTCTTTTATATGAAAACTCAAATGAATTGGATTGAAAAAACTAAAATGGACTTGACATCCAATGATGAGCCAATCAACATCCCTCCAATCTCATGGGTGAATGCAAAACAAGTGATGAAACAATGAGAGACAAAATTCAATTATGGCTGGAGAGGTGGGGATTGTATGCCTTTGCCTTATATATACTCACTCTAATGAGCCTAATTAAATATTATAATGGTTGACACCAATGAACAATTTAAAAGCCTATACACTTCATCAAAGAGATATTTTCTTATCACTGGAGGGAGAGCATCACTCAAATCAACAACAGTCCATGACTTCATTGCCAGATTAACATTTGAGACTGGTCATGGGATTTTGTTCACCAGATACACAATGACCTCAGCACATAAATCAATCATCCCTGAGTTTGAAATCATACTCAACAGACTGGGAATAAGAGATTTATTTTATATAACCAAATCAAAAATCATTAATCTCCAGACAGGCTCTTTCATTTTATTCTCTGGAATAAAGACATCCTCTGGAGACCAGACAGCCAATCTCAAATCATTGAGTGGCATCACCACATGGGTGATTGAGGAGGGTGAGGACTTCAATAATGACAGAGCCTTTGACATCATTGATGATTCAATAAGGTCAAACCAAAGACAAAACAGGGTGATTTGGATTCAAAATCCAACAACCAAAGAACATTTTATATATAAAAGATGGATTGACCCAAACAACACAGAGGTTGAAATCAAGGGACACAGAGTCATTGTGAGCAACATGGATGAGGTTGAGCATATTCATGTGACTTATCATTTAGCTGAGAGGCTGGGATATTTGTCTCAAGGATGGGTCAACAAAGCAAACAGGGTCAAGACTGAGAATCCAAAATTTTATTATCACAATTACATAGGAGGGTGGCTTTCAAAGGCTGAGGGGGTTGTGTATGATAATTGGGAGAGGGGTCAATGGGACAAGTCTTTGTCATGGTGCTTTGGCTTAGACTTTGGATTCCATCCAGATGAGACAGCCATGTGCAAAGTGGCTGTTGACCATAAGAAAAAAATATTATATTTAGAGGAGGTATTGTATAAAAAGGAACTCTCAACAGATGGAATGATTAAGGCAATCAAAAGAATTGCCAGAGACACAGACCTCATCATTGGAGACAACTCAGAAAAAAGACTCATCCATGACCTGAGAAACAAAGGAGGATTCAACATTCATCCATGTGTCAAAGGAGCTGGGTCAATCAAAAAGGGTATCAATGACATCCTATCTTATAAAATGATTGTCTGTGGTGAATCACAAAATCTGGTGAGAGAGTTGTCAAATTATGTTTGGAATGACAGAAAATCAGGAGTCCCAAATGATGCCATGAATCATTTGTGTGATGCGTTCAGATATGGATTTGACCGAATGAGCAGGAAAAAAATATTTGTGGGTTGACCTCTGAGATGGTGCATACAAGCACCATTGATGGTGCTAAATAGTTTAATAACTTTTTATATATTATTGTTTTTTTTATTTAAAAATGTTTTTATTTTGTAGCATCATGAAAATAAAATCTCAATAAACAACAGAATGTCACAGACAAAACAAGGATTCATCAAAAGACTTTTTGGAGGACAGAAACATTTGACATGGACAAGGAATGAACTTTTTAACCTAACCAATGAGACATTTGTTCACAATCAATCAAACACCAGTGAATTGATTGAGGATGGCTTTGCCAAAGTGTCTGACTTATATTCAATAATAAAGAAAATATCTCAGACAGGAGCTGGGATGGAATTGCAAGTGTTTAAAACAAATGATGATGAGTGGGAATTGCAAAGAGATGGTGAGTTGTTTGACTTAATCATGCAACCAAATAAAAATCAAAATCAATATGATTTCAAAGAGATGGCATTGACCAATCTTTTGACCACTGGCAATGTGTTTGTCAATGGCATGGAGTCCATTGGATTTGGAGAGATATTCACCTCACTCCATTTGTTGCCACCACAATTCATTGACATCCAGTTGTCCCCAAATGAAACTGGGATGGATGCTGTGTCATATATATTAGCACTTGACACCATATACAAAACACTTTCTCCAGAGTATGTGAAACATATTAAATATAACAATCCAACTGACTTTGGTGTCCAGACAGGATGGGGATTGTCTCCAATACATGCTGGTTATTTAGCAATGAAATCAGCCAGAGACCTCAACATTGCTGAGTCCTCAATCCTTGCAAACAAGGGTGCATCAGGACTGTTGACAAATAAAGGTGACTATCCTTTGGACTCGGATGAGGCTGAGGAGATTCAAAAGGCAATTGACAAAAAAATTGCTGGAGCAAATAAATTTGGGAAAATCATCACAACAAATGCATCAGTTGAATACATCCAAATGGGGATGAGTCCAACAGACCTCCAGTTGATTGAGTCTGGTGTTGTTAAGTTGAGACAACTTTGCAACCTTTATGGAGTGGATTCATCATTGTTCAATGACCCAGCAAACAAGACCTACAACAACAGGAAAGAGGCAACAAAATCTTTATACACTGAGGCTGTGATTCCATCATTGCAAAAGATTGTTTGGGGTCTCAATCAATTCATTGTCCCAGCATACAACAAAAAATATAATGCAGATTTTAGGATTGCCATTGATAAATCACACATCCCTCATCTTTATGAGGAGACAAAACTCAAGGCAGAGGCTGACTATAAAGTGGCTGAGGGATATGTCAAAATATTAGAGTCTCAATTGACTCAGGAACAGAAAATAAAAAGTTTAATGATGTCTTATCATCTCACTGAGGATGAGGCAATAAATATTGTTGGAGATGCCAGAGCCTTTGAATAATGAAAACAGAGAGGATTTTTTGGACAGATGCATGATTGATGCTGAGTCTGAAATGACATTCCCAGACACAGACCAGAGATTTGCTTTTTGCAACTCACAATGGGACAACAGAAACAAAGAAAAAAAACAGGATATGAAAACAGGGTATGGAAACAAATCAACCTCACTTGAGGTCAAAGAAGTTGACACAGATTCAAGGATTGTTGCTGGGTATTTTTCAGCATTCAACAACATTGATTCTGATGGGGACATGATTATGCAAGGTGCATTCACAAAATCAATTCAGGAACATGGAGTCAACTCAGAGTCCAACAGAAAAATCAGCCATTTGGCTTTCCATGATGTGACCAGACCAGTTGGCAATTTGAAAGTGTTGAGAGAGGATGAGAGAGGATTATATTTTGAGTCAGAGTTGGGGACACATGATGATGGTGAGAATGCATTAAAAATGTATAAAGATGGAATCATCAAAGAGCATTCAATTGGATTCAATTATATTTCAGATAAAACAAATTTTATTGAAGTTGAGAAAGAGAAAACAGAACATCCATTGGTCAAACAATTGGGAGGATATTGGTCAATCAGTGAGGTCAAATTGTGGGAGGGGTCATTTGTCACCTTTGGTGCAAATGCTGAGACTCCAAACCTGACCAACATCAAGAGTCAAGATGACCTCAACAATGTATTGTCAGACCTTAAACAAAGGATGGAAACATTTATAAAAGCATTAAAAGATGGGAACTATTCACAGAAATATAATAATCTCTTTGAAGTGGAACTCATGCAAATAACAAAACAATTTGAATCTCTTGTCAAGTTTGAGCCATTCCAAAAGGAATCTCAATCAAATGAGAAGTCAGATTCTGAGAAACAAAAAGAGGAGACAAAAAGAATTGTCTCCATATTAAAAACAATTAAAATTTAAAAAGATGGATAATATAAAAGAAACCATTGATGAAATCAACTCTCAGATTGAGGCTAAAAATCAAGAGATTAAAGAGTCTATAAATGAGAAAGCATCAACAGAGGCTGTGAAGTCTTTGACTGATGAATTAGAAAAACTAAAAGATGTTGCAAAAACACAGGGAGAGACTCTGGCAACTATTAAAACAAACAATGACACAGCATTGCCATTGACTTTCAGTGATGCATTAAAAAATGCTTTTGAGGATAATGTGGACAAAATTCAGTCTGTAAAATCTGGGAGAGCAAATGGGACTGGTGAACTAACAATCAAAGAGGTGTCAAGTGCATCTGTGATTGATTCAACAGCATCTTATTACATTGCAGGAATTGGACAACTACCAGTGAGGAGAGCATTCCTTGACCAGACTTTTGCTCAAGGGTCTGTGGGTTATGAGTCAGGAGGCACAATCACTTATTGGGACACAAACTCAGTTGTGAGAAATGCATCAAATGTGGCTGAATGTAATGAGATTGCTGAATCAGATATAGACTGGAAAGAGTATTCAGTGACATTCACAAAAGTGGCTGACTCAATTCCAATTTGTGCTGAGGCAATGGAGGACTATGCATTTATAGAAAGCGAAGTAAAAAACTTTTTATTGGTTAATGTATTATTGCAAAATGATGCAAACATTTTAGCTGGTATTGACACAGCATCTCAAACTTGGGTGGCTGGTGCTTTTGCTGGTGCTGTTGCAAATGCAACAACATTTGATGTGATTAAAATTGGTAAATCTCAGATTGAAACATCTGGAGAGAATAATTCTTATGCACCTGACACAGTGTTGATGAATCCTCAAGATTACACAGCATTAATGTTGTCAAAGGATGCAAATGGACAATACATTTTTCCAATGTATATGACAAGCAAAGAGATGATTGTTGATGGGATGAATATAATCACATCTTCATTGATACCTCAAGACATCCTGTATATACTTGACTCAAGCAAAGGAACAGTATATAATCACAGAGGATTGTCACTTGATTATGCAAGTGAACATGCAGATGATTTCTTACATGACAGAATCAGACTGAGAGCAACTCTTAGAAAAGCGTTTGTGATTAGAAATGTGAATGCAAATGCATTCTTAAAAGTTGATTCAATTGCTGGTGCAATTGGCTCACTATAAGATAAACAAAATATAAATCAATCAAGTCCCTCTCACATTAGGGAGGGACTTTTTTAAAAAGAATTATGAGTCAATTTATATTAATAGATGATTTAAAAGGGAGATGGAATGTGAGTCTCAACAAATATGGTGAGGAGGATTTGGAGATGTATATTCAATCATTTGAGGTTGACATCCTCAAAGATTTATTGGGTTGTGAATTATATCCATTGTTTTTGGCTGACTGTGTGCCTGATGCTGATGACAGATTGATTCCAGTGTCTCCAGAATATATTGAAATTTATGAGGAGATTTGTGATGAGGCATTATCCACATGCTGTTGTGGACATGAAACATTCATGGAGTCTTATGGCATGATTGACATGCTTAAATCCATGATTCGTTTTTATTGGTTGAGAGACCAAAAATATAAACAGACAGTCTCTGGGACATCAGTGATGGACTCAGAAAACAGCGTTGTCATCAAGTCTCTCCATTATGGATTGACTAAACAATATAACAGAGGCATTGAATCTTACAAAGCTATTCAATGTTTTATTGAAAGTAATAAACCAACTTATCCAACATACAAAGGACATTGCAAGTCTTTTGCTGGATGGTTATAAAAAAGAAATTAAAATGGATATGGAATCATATATTGTAGTGCTAACAGCCTTAGTTGGTGCGTTAGGACTCAAAGAGATTTGGAAAATAATCAAGTCCAGAGATGAACATGCATCATCACTGGAGGAAAAACAAATGGATTTCACTCATGAAGTTGTGAGGGAATTAAAAACAGACAATGAGAAACTCCAAAAACAATTGAATGAACAACAAGCAATGATGATTGACCATGAGAAAAAAATTGCTCAATTGTTAGTCATCAACCAACAGTTGAGAGACATGATGGAGGCATGTGCCACAAAGATGGAAAAAATGGAGTCAAGGTTGATGAGGAGAGCCACATCATCCTCAGCAAAAAAAGGGAGACCAAAGAAAAAAGCTACTCCCAAAAAACAAAAAGCATGAAAAAAATCAAATCAATATTTATATATATAATTGCCACAATCATAATTGTGTTGACAAGTCCATTGGGGTTTTTATATACAGCCATAAAAAATATATTTACTTTTAGATTTTTAACATGGCTCACTCAAATCCAATCATATTTCATGGTGTTGGTCATTGCTCTTGACCAGTATGCAAATGTAATGATGAGGGATTTGTTTAATGATACAATGTTAAAAAAGAAAACAAAGACATATCCATTTGGGAATCCAGATGATACAATTGGATTTGTTGTGAGAAAAAACAATAAAAAAGATAATCTCACATTGTTTGGAAAATTTTTGCTGTTAATAATAGACCATAAAAAATAATTTTTAGATGTTCACCATTGTTGATTTTATCAAAAATATTGTTGAGAGTTTGCAATTCACAGAGGCAATCACAAACCTCATCTCAACTCCAACAGAATCACAGTTTGACACCTGTGACACACATCATGCAACAGTGGGAAACTTCATCATCATTGGTGGTGTTGAATATAAAATCATAGATTTTGAAATAAATCAATGGATAAGTGTCAGAGGGATGATTCCATTGGGGTCAACTCAATACACAATCCCAGCTCCCAAATTTTTCAATGGGACACCTATGCAAGTCCAAAACGTATTGGCAAACATCAGAGAGTGGAGAGACAAACTCCCAATGGTTTATTTATTGGAAGTAATAAGGGAGCAAAGATTTAACTCCAGAACAAACAAACTGGACAGGATTTCAGACCTGAGATTGTTTCTTTTGATGTCCAGCAATTTTGAGGATTGGGATGTTTCTCAACATTATGATTTGGCAATTCAGCCAATGGATAATTTTTTAAATGACTTAATTGAGACATTAAGACTCAACAATTCTGTGGGTGATTTTGATGAATATGAGACAATAAACAGAGCCAATTTTGGAGTCTGGGTGTCTAAAAAAACAAAGTCAAAAGGTAAATATGAGGACAACATCACCAAATTAATTGATGAGAATGTGAGTGGAGTTGAGCTAAAAATCAATTTGCCAATCAAAAAGAATCCATGTTTTTCATTCCCATCATGCTAATATTATAAAATATTAACATCCCTCAAATCATAATTTTAATGCGTTTTAAGACATTGTGTGGTGTCTAAGGCATAAGCATATCAAAAAACAGAGATGTTTGATTAGGCAAAAATTCCCTCAAGAGAAAATATTTATCATTTGATATGTCCAATATTGTGGCACAATGTTTGATAAGAATGACACAATAAAAAAAAAATAAAAAAAATATGATGAAAGTGTTGGATATATCAAAAACTATATTACCTTTGTTGTCATAAACTTTAAACAACTAAAAAAAACAAAGACATGAAAACACAATTAAACTTAACACAACAAGAAATTAAATCAATTTGGAAACTTTTAAGTAAAAAGCAAAGAGAACAAATAGAAAATGAAGGGTGTGGAATATTTAATAAAAGTATTGAAATGGAGTTATATCAATTATTTACAAAAAATTTAAAATAATAACTAAACAAAATGAAAATCCTGAATTTATATGCTTGTCTCGGTGGCAACAGATACAAATGGAATGAGGTGAAAAGTGATATTGAAGTGACTGGTGTGGAGATAGACCCTGAACTGGCTAAAATGTATCAAAAAAGATTCCCTCAAGACAAGGTGATTGTAGGTGATGCACATCAATATCTGTTGGAAAATTATAAAAATTTTGATTTCATTTGGTCTTCTCCTCCTTGTCCAACACATAGCAGGATGAGATTCTCACAATCTAAAAATCACAATAAAGAGAATTATAGACCAGTCTTTCCAGACCTGACACTATATGAGGAAATAATTTTCTTAGAGAATTACTATAAAGGAAAATATTGTGTTGAGAATGTCATTCCATATTATGACCCATTGATTCCAGCAAAAAAAAGAGGAAGACATCTCTATTGGACAAATTTTTTATTGCCTAATGACCTGAATGGAAAAGCTCCAAAATCAGCGTGGAATCAACCTGCTCTCTCAATACTGGAGAAATATCATGAGATTGACTTGAGCAACTATAAAGCAGAAAAAAGAAAAGACTCAATGATTAACAATCTTGTTGACTATGAAGCAGGAAAAACAATTCTTGAAGTGGCTTTTGGAATAATCAGTAAAAAAAATATGACACAACAATCACTCTTTTAAATCTAAACTAAAAAACAAAGACATGAAAACAACAAAAAACCTCAAGGAATTATTGAGTAAATTGCAAGAACTCAAAGAAGAATTTGACCACGAAATCAATGAAATCCTTGATGAGAGAAATGAAAAATTTCAAGAGAGAAGTGAAAATTGGCAAAATAGCGAGAAAGGAGAAGAATTTGAAGAATTGACAGATGAAATTTTGGAATTTAATAGTGACCTTGAGGACAAATTTGCTGAGACTCAATCTCATCTTGATGAATTTGAAAACTTAGGAAAATGAAATCAACAGAAACAACAAAATGTATTTTGTGCAATACATATTTTAAAGGATTGGGGAATAATCCTGCACCTCTGGAAAGTAATAAATTTAGATGTTGCGATATATGTAATGATACGGAAGTAATACCTTTTAGAATATATAAATTAAAACAAAGACATGAAAACTTTATTAAACAGAAAACACAAAATCACTGTGGCAAATGCTCACAGATTAAGCAAAATTCAAAACAGAATTTCAACCATCACAGACATTGAGTTGAGGTTGTTCAATACAACAATCCTCTCATCTCAAGTATTTTTTGAGAGACCTCACGCAATTGACTTTCACATCAAACAATCTCCAGCCTCTGAGATTCTAAATGACAAAGCATCATTGATGCCAACTGAAATCCGATTCACATTGATGGAGATTGAATTGAGGATGTGTTTCAATAACTGTGAGCAATTATCATCAACCAGATTCAAAGAGTCATGGAGGAGAGTGTTTATAAAAAACCATACATGGTTTGATTCATTGAGTCTGAATTTTTGGAGAGGTAAATTCAACATCCTAAGAATTGACAAAGATGCTGTGGTTATAACAAAAAGAAAGCACAATCCAAAAAATTGGTTTGGTGAGTGGACAGAATTTTGCAAAACAAAATTAATATTTAAAGTATTTTAAAAAAAAATTACTTTTATTTTACAGAGGTGAGACCAAAAATCTCACCTTTTTTTTGCATTTTTTTCTCTTAAACTGTTTGATATATCAAATATTGCATTAACTTTGTCCCAACAAACAATATAAATCAAAACTAAAAGACATGAAAAAAGTTAAAAATTACACAAAAAAAGAAAGAGTTGATGTTTATCAATTAGTCACAGACAGAGTGATTGAGGGACTGAAAGAGAAAGGGTTATCATGGTTTAAGTCATGGACTGATAAATATGGGAATCACCTTTCACCAATCAACAATGCAACTGGCAAAGAATACAGAGGGATAAATATATTTCTTTTAAATTCTCAGGCTGTATTTTGTGGATATGAGTGCAATGAGTGGGTGTCATTCAAACAGGCTCAAGACAAAGGAGGGAATGTGAGAAAGGGTGAGAAATCAACAGAGACAATTTATTGGATAATATCTTTCAAATACACACCAACTGGCAAATATTACAGAAACAAAAAAGAACTTGAGAAAGATGGATTGAAAGAGAATGACAAAGGAGTGCAAAAGTTTTTCACTCCAAAGATTTGGAGAGTTTTCAACATTGCTCAGTGTGATGGAATTGAGCCAATAAGAAAACCTCAACCAATGGATGAGAAAACTCAAAATGAAATCATCAAAGATGCTGAGGCTGTTTATGATAATTATAATAAAAAACCATTTTTGAATCATGGTGGCAATAGTGCATATTATAGACCATCAACACACTCAGTCCAGATGCCTGAGATGGATTCATTCTTATCATCTGATGATTATTACCATGTTTTATTTCATGAGTTGATTCATTCAACTGGTCATGAGGATTGCTTAAACAGAAAAACTCTTGTTGAGTCTCAAGGATTTGGCTCAACTAATTATTCAAAAGAGGAGTTAGTGGCTGAGATTGGTGCTGAGTTTTTATCATCAATCATTGGATTGACTCCAAAATCAGATGAGAAAAATTCTCAGGCATATATTAATGGATGGATAAAAGAATTAAAAGACAAACCAAAAATGATTCTCCAAGCATCACAACAATCCACAAAGGCTGTTGAGTATATTTTGACAGGCAAATAAAAAAATCACTCAACCTCATCCAAGTCCCATGCATTTAATGTGTGGGATTTTTTTTGTCCAGTGGTGTCATATATCCAAAATATTATTTGAATGCTTTAAAAGTCTTTAAATACACACCTCAGTCAAATTGTGTGTGAATAATCAAAAATAAATTAATGTTTTATATTTGTCCTAAATTATTATTATAAACTAAAAAAAAATTATTATGGCAAGTGTATGCAATTGTAATGATGTCTCATTAAACACTGGGATTCCCTCATGTGTGGCAATTGGAGACATCACAAGGTGTCTAATATTTGACACAGAACTGGACTCAACAGGGTCAGTCAAAGAGAGGTCAGCATCTGACCTTGAGTCATTCGCTGTTGTTGAAACATGGTTGAACGCTGTCTCATTTGAGGACAGATGGTTGCCAACTCCAGAACTGGAAAATGTTGAAAACATCAGAGATGAGGCAGTTTTTCAAGAGTTTAACTCAGGAAACAAAGCAAAGGTGAGAGATGGATTCAAAAATTTTACTGGATATATTGTCCAAGCACCAAGAGAATTGGTGGGTCAATTAAAATTGATAGGATGCTCAGATTTTGGAGCATATATCATTGACAAGTCTGGAAATCTTATGGGATACAAAGGCTCAACAAATACAGTATTGAGACCGATTCTAATTGACAAAAACACATTGGATGTGCAATTTGTTGAGGCAACAGACTCAGAGGTGGCAATGATTATGATTAAATTTCAATGGAAACAATCAATGTTGGATGAAAATATCAAATTGATTAGTGCTGATGAGTTAGATTATTCATGTGCTGACTTATATGGTTTACTTGATGTATGTGGGACACCAGTGCCATCAAGTGCAACAGATTTCCAAGTGACTTTGACAACTAATTATGGAACAAATGTTGATGGCTTAATTGCTGGAGACTTTACACTTACAAACTTGACAACATCAGCTCCAATTGTGATTGGTAGTGTGACAGCATCAGGGTCAGGAGTGTATGATTTTGTTATTCCAGCACAGACAACAGGTGATGTCTTAGAATTAACAGCCTCAAAAGATAGATATGACTTCAATTGTTTAGCTGATAGCACATTTATTGCACTGTAATGAGTTGGAAAAAAATTGGGAAACATGAGTTTAATGTGGAGGCAATAAAATCCATGTCAGAAAACCAATTTAAAAAAACTTATTTTCAAAAATTAGGTGAGAATTGTTCAAAGATTTATTTTGAAATTACTGGAAAAAAGAAACCTAAAAAGAAAAAAGAAAGCAACAAATAATAAATTGAACAATAAAATGTTTAAATTAAGAGTCTCCATGTGGGACTCTTTTTTTTATATTTAAAATATGGAGGCATTATTTAAGTTAGCAAATAATTTTCAAAGGCTGAGACAGGGACAAATTTTTTTCAAAACCATGTCAACAAATCCTTTTTTAAAAGAATTAGTTGTCCATTTGAATACAGACAAACAATTGGAATTTGGTGAATTGAGTGATGGCACAATTTTGAGAAATTACTCAGAGACCTCACAAATGATTTTTGGCAAACCTGACAGACCAATCATGTTGAGAGACACAGGACAATTCTGGAGGAGTTTTGAGGTGATATTGGATGAGCATGGATTGGAGATTGATGGTGATTCCATCAAAGTTGGTGACAAAGGGACTGTTGACCTTGAGGATGAGTATGGAGAGAACATATATGGATTGACAGAAAAAAACATGAATTATTTTATAAATGCACTTATTCCATATATTCAAAAAAATATTCAACAACAAATCTCAAGAGGGATGTGATATGTGGGAATCAATTGAAATAATGCCTGTTTTTAATTTTCACAAAGTCCTCACCACTGGAGATTTGAAATATACACTCAAAGGAGATTTCACAGAAAAATTTTTATATAAAAACAAAAAAAAGATTGAGGATAATTGGTCAAATTTATATGATGAATATTTGCAACATTTTGGATTGGCAAAAGAATTGATGAGGAGGATGGAGATTGAGGATAAAATTGCAAAATTAATGATTGACAGATGGTTAAAAGACAACAAGTCTTTGGAGTCTGTCATTGCAATTGAGCAAATGAAACTCAATGAGGTTGATGGAAAAAAAAAGAAATCATCATCCTTTGAGGAGGATGTTGCCATTATTGAGAAATATATGTCCATTGGTTTGGATGTGAACAAAACATCAGTTAAAAGATTTTATACATACATTAAAATAATGCAAAAAGATGGGTAAAAGAATAACAGAACAGGACATTTTTCAGGGAGACATTTTTGCAAATGCCAGAAAATCAGCATCCGAATATATTAAGATGCTTAATGCTTTGCAAGGTGAACTCAAAGAGATGTTGGCTATAAATAAAAAAATACTCCAAGCCAGTGCCAAAGATTTGAAAAACACTGAACAACTCAAAAAAAGAGCTGGTGCAATCAAGACAGTGACAGAGGCATCAAAGCAATTGGAAGTTGTTGACAGAGAGAAAGTCAAGACCCAAAGAGAGTTGAGCAAATTGGATGCCGACAATGAGAGACTCAAACAACAAAAAAATAAAACATTAATTCAACAAAGGAAAGAGGAGGAGAGATTGGCTAAAATAAAAGCCAAAAATTTGAAATTAGCCAAACAAGAGGGACAGGCTTATTCAAAAATGTCAAAGAGATTAAACACATTAAGAAACAAATATAAAAATTTAGCTGTTGCCGAAAAACAAAACACTGTTGAGGGAAAAAAACTATTAAAAACCATCCAGCAACTTGATGCAAAATTAAAAAGAGTTGACAGGAGTGTTGGACAATCACAAAGGAATGTTGGAAACTACTCATCAGCATGGGGAAAATTAGGGATGAGATTGAAATCTGTTGCAAGTGCTTTTGGATTTATGGGAGGCATTATGGGTGCTGTGTCATTGGTAAAAAATTCATTTAGAATAATAACAAATTTTGACTCAGCCATTGCAAATCTGGGTGCAATATCTGGAGCATCAGCAGTGGAATTGGACTTATTAACTCAAAATGCACTGGCTTTGGGAGAATCCACAAAATTCACAGCCTCTGAGGTTGCTGGGTTGTCTTTGGAGTTGGCAAAATTAGGATTCTCAACATCCGAGATATTGGCATCAACAGAATCAATTTTGGCACTGGCATCAGCCACAGGGACAGAGTTGGCAGATGCCTCATTCATTGCTGGGTCAACATTGAGAGCATTCAATTTGGAGGCAACAGAGATGGACAGGGTTGCATCTGTGTTGGGTGTTGCCACAACAAAATCAGCACTCAACATGGAATATTTGGGGACAGCCATGTCAAAGGTTGCTCCAGTATCATCAGCACTGGGATTCTCAATTGAGGACACAACATCATTGCTGGGTGTTTTGGCAAATGCTGGATTTGATGCATCCTCATCAGCCACAGCAACCAGAAATATTTTGTTGAATTTAGCTGATAGCTCTGGAGATTTAGCAACAGCACTTGGGAGACCAATCAAAAATCTGGATGAACTTGCTCCAGCCTTTGCAGAATTGGAGGCAAAGGGGATTGATGTTGCAACAGCACTGGAGTTGACTGATAAAAGGTCAGTCAGTGCATTCAAAACCTTTTTAAATAATACAGACACATTGATTGGATTGAGAGATTCAATCACTGATGTTAATGCTGAATTACAGGAGATGTCAGACAAACAATTGGACACCATTGATGGTCAATTGGCTCTTTTGAATTCCAAATGGCAAGGGATGATACTTGGAGCAACAGAGTCAGGAGGAGCAGTTGAAAAAATCAAAAACGCAATTAAATTTTTGATTAACAATTTAGAATTAATGTTGACAGTCATTGGAAAAGTTGTCAAATGGTTTGTGATTTATAAGGGAATAATGATTGGAATCAATCTGGCTACCTCAATATATAATGGTTTAATGGTCACAGCAAAGTTTGTGTCAATTGCTTTTAGTAGGGGATTGAGGGTGGCAACAAGGTCAATGAAAATGTTTAATGTTGCAACCAAATCCAATCCAATTGGTCTTTTTGCTGGTCTGGTTGCCACAGCCATTGCATCTCTGGACTTGTTTGGAGACTCTGTTGAGGAAACCACTTTGAATCTGGATATGTTGACAGAATCTTATGAGAGATTGAGAAAACAACAACAGGAAACATTCAAGGGAATTGATGATGACTCAAAACAGAGAATTGCTGAAATTGATTTGGAGATTGCCAAACTTGAACAAGCAAACGCATCAGAGGAGAAAATTGCTAAATTAAAAGAGGAGAGATTGGACATGGAGATTTCTGACATCCAGAAAAAATCTCAAGTTTTACAGGATGCAATTCAAAAGGATGCCGAGACAATTAAATATGAGGGTCGTAATATTTCTGATTTTATGCTGGGATTCTCTGGGACTGAGGGATTCAATCTGACTTATGAACAATCTGTCAAAAGAATGGAGGGATTGAAAAAAGCAAGGACAGAGGCAGTGAAAATGGCAATGAACAACAAGGATTTAAACCAAGCCGAGTTGGATAATTTATTGAAGCAATTAAAATTGGCTCAGACACAAAATGAGACAAAAAAAATTGGTTTAAAAATAGATAGAAAGTCATCAAAATCCTCAAAAAGCAAAATAAAAGTGGCAAAAATTGTCAATATATATGAGAAAGAGAGAAACAAAATCATGGGTGAGAGGGTGAAAATAATGGAGGAGATAAGGAAAGAGGAGGTCAATTATGATATACAAAACATGGAGCAAAAAATTGAGGCTGAATTGAAAGCCAGAGAGGAGGAGGCAACCTCAATTGAATTCATCAAGGCTGGGAATCAGGTTGACTTAACATTGTATAATGAATTATTGGCAAAAAAACAGGAACTCCAAAATAAACAAGTTAGGGAGACAACTGAATTTGCAATCACTCAAAAAGAGAAAGAACAAGAAAAATTCCTTTTGTTTTTAAAAAAATCAGTTGATGAGAAAAAATTGACTCAAGATGAGGCAAATGTTCTAATTTTAGAATCTGAGAAAATTTTAATGGCTGAGATTGATTTGTTGAGAATCAAAGAAAATGCACAATATAAGGATTTCCAAGATGAGAAAGTCAATGCAACAAAGGAGGCAAATGAGCAAATTTTGGATTCCACAGAATCAACACAATCAAAAATGTCTGACAAAGACAAAGCCATCCTCAAAAAAAGATTGGATGCTTTCAAAGGATTCACAACAGAAGTCATCAAACAAATTGACAGGAGGACAGACGCACAAATCAAAGCCATTGACAAAGAGATTTCAGAGTCAGAAAAAAGAGAGGATGAATTGAGGCAATTGGCAATCAAAGGAACTACAACAGCCGAACAATCGT